CAACAATGGAAGAAATGCGTTATTTTTTGGAATACAATACAAAAATTGGGTGTTCAACAGCAATTATTTATAATTCTGTAAGACAGCTGATCGAAAAAGAGAAACCAAATTTTAAAAAGATAACACATGAATTAAATGATGAATCAATAGGTGAATTATTAAGTACAAAAGCTGTTATTGCAGACATTGATAGAAGATTATTATCCATAGACAATAAATCAAAAAGAGAAGTAGAAAAAAAATTAAGAAGAATAAAATTGCAACATAAAGACCAAAATGTTTCAGGAGAATCATTAACAAAAATAAAACAATATGTTTTAACAACAAACACAAGGTATTATTCTAAAACAAAATCAAGACAAAAAGTTTTTGAAACAATAATGGATTATATAAGTTTAACTCCTACATTATCAACAACAGTAAAATTTGCAAATGATTTTATTTTAAAAGAAAAAGGAAAAGTAATTGCAGATATTTGTATAAAATCCCAATATGGTTCAAAGAGAGAATTTTATGTCATAAATATTGGAGCAAAAGCTTTAGCTAGAGTTACTGAAAATTTTTATAGAAAAATTTGTGAAAATTCTCCAAATGAAGCAATTTCAATTCCTGGAGATAAAAAAATTTTATCAATGCAACAAATGTTGGACAAAATTTATTTTAATCCATTAACCCAAAAACACAAATTGATGTATGTTAATGGTGATTGTACTAAATGGTCTGCTGCAGAAACAATGTATTCTTTTTTGGCAATGACAAGAGCTTTTAAATCAAAATTAACAGAAAAAACATATCAATTAATTTGTGCAACATTTAATGCATGGTCAAACAAAAGAATCCAAATTCCATTAACAGTTTATAATAAGGTTATCCCAAATAAAAAATATAATACTGGATTTTTAGAAGATGAAGAAGTGATTAAAACAGGACAACTTAAAAGTACACAAAATTTTTTACAAGGTATGTTCAATTATTCTTCATCTTATAAAGCTGTTTGTTGCACAAATTATACTTACTATATATGGAAAAAAATATATCCTGATTCAAAATTATTGATAGAACATATGGAGCATTCAGATGATTATGTGTTAATTGTTTTATATGAGGATATAAAGGAATTTGAAAAGTTCAGGGTATTGCAGAAAATAATGATGAGATTTCATGGATATAATGATAGTGATAGGAAAACAAATTGTCAACCATTTTTAATGGAATTTGTTTCTCAAATTTCTTTTAATGGTGTTATGTTATATCCACAAATAAAGAAGGCAAAAGAAATCAACTTAAGTTTACCATGCACAGGATATAAAACAGATATGGATGCAGCATTGTCAAGAGTTGGAGAATGTGCAAGAGTTGGTTGTAATCAATCTTTTTTATATTTTTTTCAGAAGTTACATGTATATATAGTTGCTGAAGCATATTCTTTATTACCTGGAATGGTAAATAATTTGGGATTAAATTATAATGAATTGTTAGATAAACCAATGGAACTTTTTGGATTACCAGATTATTTGCCAATATTCTCATTATATTGTAAAGGAAATGCGAATAATTACAGGTTATATAACTATTCAACAAATGGTAAAAAACAAATTATATTTTTATACAATAAAAGTAAAATAATTGGTTTAGAA